CGGAAGATTTTATGACCCAGTTGCTGAAAAAAGTTGCGGCGATGTCAACTTTTCGCAGCAAAGCACGGGTCTATACAACCAGTCGAGATGCGGTGTCGATTCCGTACATTAAATACACCACGGATGACATTTACACCTCTGGCATTCGCATGAACTGGTTGGGCGAACTTCCCGCCAGCGCATCCGACCATCGGTTTACGTCGACAGACGTTTTCGATATTAAGAAAATCGAAGTCCACAATGCCTATTCGTCTGTTCCCATTTCGGAAGACATGCTGATGGATTCTGCGTTCAACATTACCAGCGTGTTGACTGAACTTTTTGCTGAAAGTTTTGCGTTGGGCGAGGAAGAAGCGTTCACCGCTGGCAATGGGGTGCGCCGACCGCGAGGTTTGATTACTGAGACCGCGGACATTACGCAGGTGGTCTCTGGTAATGCGAGTGCGCTGACTGCGGATGGGATCTTGGACTTGTACTTTGCGTTGCCGCGTCAATATCGTGCTTCTGCGGTCTGGGTTATGAATAGCGCCACCCAAAAGGCCATCGAAAAGTTCAAAGATACGCAAGGGCGGTATCTTATCTCAAGTCTGCTGAACTCGTCTCTTTCCCTCGGCGAAACCGAGAGTTTGAAAGGTAAGCCAATTATGGTAAACGAGTTCATGCCCGATATTGCTGCTAATGCGTTCCCACTTATCTTTGGAGACTTGAGCGGATACGCCATCGTAGACCGCATGGGAATTTCCATCCAGCGGTTATCCGAGATTTATGCGGAATACAATACGGTTTTGTTCCTATGCCGTAAGCGAGTTGGTGGCATGCTGGTTGAGCCGTGGAAATTCCGCGTCCAGAAAGTTGCTGCTTCCTAATGGAGGGATGACATGAAACAAAAGGTAGTCGTTTTACAAGCACCTGCATCGCTGTCTGCAAACACCAACGGTTCATCTGTCACGGTGCACACCCAAAAAATTGCTACTCGTCGCAAAGCCACCATGTATGTTTTGGTCGGGTCGGTGTCTGGAACTTCTCCGACCATGACCGTAAAGTTGCAAGGTAGCAACGACGGAAGCACCTGGGCAGACATTGCCGATAGCACCACCGAAACTATCTCTGCTGCGGGCACTTACACAAAAGAGGTTGACATTACTCGTCCGTACGTGCGGTCAGTTTGCACACTGGGTGGTACATCACCAGTTTTTGTGGCATCGGCGTTTCTGGTTTCCGACAAACTGGTATAGGGTAAGGTATGGGGATTGCCACGCTGGCAGAGCTTAAGGCATACTTGGGGATTGCATCCTCCAGCGAGGATGCAATCCTAACAACTACATTGTCCGCGTCGCAGCGGTGGATTGAAACTATTACGGATCGGTATTTCGAACCTATTAGCGGTATCCGATATTTCGGTTGGGAAAACCCCAAAGAAATCTTCTTAGACCAGGATCTGCTGGCGTTGGCATCCTTAAAATTAGACAATGAAACCATCGATTCCTCGGACATCGAGCTTCATCCGAGAAATTCCGAACGCAAAATTTGGATAAAGCTATTATCTGCGCATTATCCGACCTCAGAAAACCCTGTGTGGAGCGTAAACGGAACATGGGGCTATTCCATGACCGTGCCAGAAGATGTTAAAATGGCTTGCTTACGTCTGGCGGCATACATGTATCGGCAGAAGGATGCGCAAGTTTTCGATGTTACAGCCATGCCAGACGTTGGCCAGATGACCATTCCACAAGGGATTCCGAAGGACGTTCAAATTATCGTAAAGTCTTACAGGAGAGTATGGTAGTTCCGTCAATTGCTGGCATTCGCAATAAAATTATCACCCAACTGCAGTCTGTCTTGACAGTGCAGAACGACTTGTACCAGTTTAACACTGCCGACCTTCCGTCGGGGTTTTTGCAGATGGAAGAAATTGTTGCAACTCCGCGGGGTTTTGAAGCGATGTGGACAATCCGCTGGGCGATAAATGCAGTTGTATCGCCCGTTGCGCAAAAAGTGCGGTCAGAACAGCGAGAGTCGGCTGAGACGTTGTTGCAAAATTGTATGCAAGCAATCATGTCAGATGTCACGTTGGGCGACTCGGTCGACCATCTGAGCCGATGTTCCAGCATCGGCGTGCAGGTATTGTCCGTGTCGGAAATTGATTACATCGGGTTTAGATTAATACTGGAGACGGTGATAAAATGAACTGGGTCTATCAATATATCGGCAATGGCGAGTTTTTGTTGGGAGTTCCGCGTCGAAATTTGAACAGCGAGGACGTGGAAACCCTGTTCCAGCAAGGCTGGACGGAAGAAAAATTGCTGGCAACAGGGCTATATGCTAAATTTGAAACTGTAACAAAACCCAAGCAACAAAAGGTTGTTTTTCCGCAGAATTTGAAGGAGGAATAAGATGGCAATTTATGCTATGCGCACAATCCAGCTGGGTGTAGAGACGACTTGGGGGACGGCAGTTACACCAAACCGTGCCTTACGGGGCTTGCAGGACTTGAAAGTTAATGTAGACCCGCAAGTCACCGTAGAATCCGAGTTGGGCGTATATGTTCCGAACATCGTAAAACGCAAGACCCCACTGGTAGATGGGTCTTTGGAACTAGGTGTATCGTACCAGCACATTATTTATCCGTTTGCAATGTTGTTCGGGGCTTCCACTCCGAGCGGATCGGATCCTTATACTTGGACATTTAATGCCCCGACCACTTCACCTTCCAGCCCGAAATCTTTTACGGGCAAGTATGGTTTTAGTGGCGGGGTTTACCAGATTACAGGGATGTTAGCAAATAATTTGACCCTGTCTGGGCAAGCAGACGAAGACCTTACTTGTTCTCTGGATTTTCTGGGCAGAACAGTTTCCCCTGCGGCTTCTCTGGAAACAATTGCGCTGCCAGAAGTCGATTACGTCAGTATTTCAAATGGCAAATTCTATTTGGACAACTGGACTGGTACACCTGGGACGACAGAAATTCTAGGCACTCTAATTAGTTTTGAACTTACAATTAATCCCAATCGCCACACCAAACAGTTTATCTCTTCCGCTGCCCAACCAGAAGCATTCGGCGAAGGGGCTTGGGAAATCGGTCTAAACTGCGTGTTTGAATGGAATGCGACCTCGAAAGCGATTGTAGATGCAAGTTTGTCCGATTCTGTCCAGAAACAGATTAAAATTTCTTTCGTGAAAAGCGCAAGCCGAAGTTTATCTTTTACCATCCCTGTTATCTTGACAGACCAATACACCTTGTTCTCCGACCGCGATGGCAATGCTACGGTAGAGCTGTCTTTTAAAGCATTGTATGATGCGACCAATTCTCGGATTTTGACCGTAGAAGTGGTAAACGATGTGAGTGCGTTATGACCCAAGAGATTACTATCGTACCAAAGCATGATTTTAATAAGCAGCCTGGATCCTTCAAACTGCGTCGTCGAATCTTGGAGGTTCTGGCCAACGGCACCCAAGACCCGAAAAATTTGCTAGCACTGCAAGACCTCATCGAAGAAATTCTAAAGGTCGGCTGCGAAATTCAAGGTGGCACGTGGGAAGAAGCTATGGAAAATCTATCCGCAGAAGAAGCAGATACATTATTACAACAAATAATCGGAGTGCAACAAGAAGAGATAAATTTTACAGTCGAGAGTCCCAGTATCTAGAACTGGTGCTGTTGGCATCTGAAGAATGGGGGATTCCACCGTGGGTTTTAGAAGAGCAAGCATCTGCATACTGGATGGATGCTTGGGTTGCTTGGAAGAAAAAATTACAACGGGAGATAGAACGTGGCAGACGTCAGAATAAAATTGCTAGCAGATGACCGTGCGACCCCTGCTTTCCGTAATTTGCAGTCAACATTCATGAAAACTGAAGCAGTGGGTAAGGGGGTTTTCAGCCGATTGTCGTCCTATCTTATCGGATCGTTTCAACAGTCTATTGGTTTTGTTACGGCAAATGTGTTCATGCGGTTTACCAGCCAGCTGAACCAATTGGGTGGTGCCGCGATGGATGCTGTTAGCAATTTTGAGAGCTTACGACTGACGTTGGAGACGGTTGTAGCAAGGGATATGGTGCGGTCGTCTGGCGGGGCATTGAAAATGGCAGATGCCTTGTCGCAGTCTACCGAGAAAACCAAAGAGCTGATGCAATGGTTGCAAGAATTGGCGATCCGTTCTCCGTACGCCACGGAACAGGTGACCGAATCATTTCTGTATTTTGCGCGATACGGTATGCCTGTCGAAAAAGCAAAAGAGCTGGCTGATGCATTGCTGCAGGTTGCAGCAGGTTCTGGGTTGACGCAAGAAAACCTTAACAGTGCGGCATACGCGTTGGCACAACTGTCGGGTTCTGACAAAATATTAATGCAAGACTTGCGGCAGCTATTGAATGCGGGGATAGATGTTCGGTCTATCTTGGATGAATTGGGCGTTTCGTTTTCTAATTTGAACGAAGACACAAAAGAATTAGGAATTACCACACAAGATTTTATCAAAAAGTTTATCCAAATTTCTAAACGGGACTTTGCAGGTTCGGTTGATCGCATGGCAAAGTCTTGGGCGGGCATGAAGGGGGCATTACAGGATATCAAGGATGTTGGGTTGCGGGCATTGTTCCAGGGGGTATTTGACGTGCTGCAGCCACTGGTACAAAAATTTACAGACTGGATGCTGGGTCCCGGTCTTGATAAATTGCAACAAATGGGGAAAACACTCGGCGAAATAGCCATGAAAGTGGTTAATTTGGGAGAGGCAATTGCCGAAGCAGGGGTATTTTCTATTGAAGCCAGAGAGGCTTTATCCTGGATTTCTCCAGAATTGGTAACAATTTACGACAAGGTTGCACCAATTTTAGAGAAAATTGTTACCAAAGTCTCAGAAGTATTCGGAAAAGTCAAAAATGTATTTGCAACAGCGTTTGAAAAGGGGATATTCTCTGAAGAATTTGAAAATGCATTGGGCGAAATTAGCCCAGAATTAGAAAAATTTTACACCGAAACTCTTGAACCGTGGCTTCAAGATGTATTAAAACTTTTCGGGAAAATTAAGAATGCATTTGTAGCAGCATTCACGGAAGGCATATCTTCCGAAGAATTTGAAAGTTCACTAGGTGAAATTAGTCCACAATTAGAAGAATTTTATACTGGGACTATTGAACCCTGGGTGAACAAAGTTGTCGAAAAACTTGGAGAAATTAAAGATAAATTTGTAGAATACAAAGATGTACTGCTAGGAGCTGGCAAAACAGCTTTAATAATTGTCGGATCTTTTTTGGCACTTTCAGGAATTGCATCTATTATTGCTTCTGTTGTGGCTTCATTATCTTCTTTAAATTTAGTCCTTGGATTAATTGCAATTGGAATTGGGTTATTTTCGCTGGCTTGGGAAACCAACTGGGCAGGGATGCGAGATACATTGACACAAATTTGGCAAGAGAGTATTCTGCCGACTTTTGAAGCCATAAAATTGAAATTCTCGGAAATGGTTGGAGAAACTCAAACAAGCAAAGAAAGTTTTATTGATTGGGCATCGATCTGGGATTTTATAACGGGGTTATTCCGTGTGGGTTTCCAGGTTTTGCGTCGAGAGATTGGTATGTTTTTCGCTTTGTTGCGGGGAGATTTTGACGCATTCAAAATGCACCTTAAAGAGTTTTCAATTACCATATTAGAATACGTTAACCATTTTATCGAAGCGTTTGGTGGAAAACCCATTGAGAATGTTAGAGCAGCAGTCGAAGCAATTGACGTGAATCTTTGGCTAATGGTAGAAGTTATTAAATTGCGTTGGCAAGATGCTGTTCGGTATACAGAAGAACAAGTAAATCAATTTGTACAAGGTATTGTAAACGGTTTCACTACAGCCAAAAATAAAGTATCTGAAAAGGTACAAGAAATTGTCAATGCAATAAAGAGTAAGTTTAACATCGGTAATTTTGTATCCATCGGCAAGGACATTGTAGACGGAATTGTGCACGGAGTCTTAGATTCTGCATACAAAATTGCACTTGCGTTCAACGGAGCACTTATCCCAGTTATCCAAACAATTAAAGACATCTTGGGAATCCATTCTCCCAGTGCGGTGTTCCGTGAAATCGGAGCACAAATGGCATTGGGGTTGCAGCAAGGATTCCACCAGCAATTGCGAGGGCTGCAAGTGGATACGGGGAGCTTCCAGCAGGTTGTTCCGTCTACCAGTGCACCGATGAATGTTGTAATCAATGTGGATGCGCAAGTGTCTTCCGACATCGACATTCAAAATCTGGCCAGACGGCTGGCGGAAGAGATCGGAAAGCAAACTAGATTTGCGAGGGGTTATAGCGTATGACCTTATTTCGGTTGATTTTTGACGATGCGGTTATTCCAAATATCACTTTGTTGCTAAATTATGCTAGTGGCTATGGGATGTTAGACTATCGTGCAGGCAACACAGAAGACACGATTGCTTTGTGTTTGCTTGGGGTGTCCTATTCTGAAAATTTAGACCTGTTGCGAGGCCTAGAATTTTTTGTAGAGAAAGTGCAACGTTGGCAAAAAAATCCCTCGTTTCCGCGAGTTTATCTGGAACGAGACTGGTCGGACAGCGGAACAGAATATTATCGGACACCACTGGAGGATCTGAAAATTGTCTTTCCAGAGTCCTTTTACCACGACTTTCGGGGGCGCAAACCAGAATTGGATTTGGTTTTCCGCCATCCCGAATACTGGGAAAGCGAAGAAGTAAGTTTGCGACTGGGAACAGGAACAACTAGTCCGATAACTATCTATAATGTAACAGGCAATCAAGGAGCAAAAGGCAATTACAAAAATTACACGTATTACGATTACAATCTTTACAATGCGGACTTTCAAAGTGCGCTGCCTTATCCGTTGAAAATTTTGCTGACGTCTCAAGACACAGACGACATCGAAAAGGTCTGGCTATGCCTTACGCATTCGCAATCGACCGCCCCAGACCATGTACTTTCTGCAGAATCTGGGACGGGTGGAACAATTTTGCCTGTAACAGCGGATTACAATTTGTATCAAGGGGGACGATACAAACAATATAATGTTTCAACCAGCTGGGGCACGCTGGGGTCTTGGTCTATCGACCCCCAAATGTCAGAATACGAAAGTTTAACCGTATGGGCACGCTGGCTGAACCCATCAGAGGATGTCTTATTCGGGGTGCAGTTATCTCAGGGCTTGTTTCCGCTGACGGATTGGCGACAGTTTTTCGGTCTAAATACTGAATGGAACACGGTTGGGTTGTTGCGAGGCGAGATACTGAGTAATTTGTTAGATTATGCACCGTTTCAGCTTAATCTGCTTGGGTGGGCAAAGAATGCTACTACTGCGGACATCGATTATTTGGAATTATGGCCGACTTTGGACACGGTAGAATTGTTTTCCGCCAGCGGTCGTCCTCTGGCAAACGGAGAGAAACTGGTTTTAGATGGGTCTACTCGGTTGGCATGGGTAGAGAATGCTTCTGGCGACGTATTGGATCACTGGGTAATTAAGGGTTCTAGCAATTTGTGTTGGGTTCCGGGTCGGACTGCGAAGATAATTTATAAGTCCTATGGTTTTGGACACGTTGACAAAACCGTCCAAATGCAAATTCAAGCAAGAGCAAGGTATCGGGCATGATTGTTGCTAGGGTAACAGATGCAGCAAACAACCAGATCGTAGATTACGACCACACAAAGGTTAATCGGATGACTGTCTCGTTGTATGGTGGTCTGAGTTTTGCCGAGGTAGAACTAGACCCGATGTTCCCAGAGGAAGAATTTCTGTCTTGGGTCGGGAAATTTTGCGAATTGGCCGATTTGGACGACGGTGAACGCTGGGTCGGTCTGGTAACAGGGGTAAAAGTCCCTTATGGTTTTTCCAGCTTGGTCAGCTCCTATGACAATTTGTACAATTCTGTTAAGGTAATTACCAGCATGGGTGCAGAATTTGTCGAGACCGACTGGGTAGAGGACGAAGAGAGCATCCGAGCGTTTGGCAAAAAACAACGGATTTTGTCCTTGTCCGATTTGACGGAAACAGAAGCACAAAATATTGCTACAAAATATTTAGAAGAACACAGAAATCCGTTTGTGGGTTTGGATCTAGTCGGAATGCGGTCAGAAAAGGTTGTGCTAACAATTACAGGGTTATATCAAACGCTGGATTGGGTCTACTATCGCAATCCGTTGGGTTTGGAAGGATACAGCGAACTTGGGTCTGGCGGCAGAGAAATCGGCGAGGACGATCGTCCAAAGATCGCGCAGCAAATACAACTTTCAACAACCACAGGTTGGGACGCTGGGAAAATTCGGATCCGACCGTGGAAGTATCCAGAGGACAATCCACCCACGGACAATTTGGTAATAAAATTGCATTCCGATTCCAGCGGTCAACCTGGGGTAGTGTTGGCGCAAGTAAGCATTCCAGCGTCAGAAATTGAAACCTCTTCAGACTGGCTGGAAAAACCTTTGCCATCTCTGGTTGCGTTGAACCCTGGGACAACATATTGGATTTCCGTAGAGCGATCTGGGTCGGTGGATAAAACAAAGTATTTCATGGTCGATACAAACTTGGACATGGGCTATCCACGGGGCGAGCCATATCTTTGGTACACGTCCAAAAGTGCTTGGGTGTTGTCTCCGCAGAAGGGCGACTTGAACTTTGAATTGGTCGGGTTGCAATCGGTACAGGCATTTATTGAAGATGTAGTTTCACAGTGCGGACAATTTCTGCAGGGAACGATTTTTCGGAACAATTTTCCAGAAACTATCGAGATGTTCCGAAAAGGCGAAAACACTGCATTATACGAGATTAAGAATGCATTAAAGGTAATATCGAATTTAGCTAATGCATGGGTCGATGCAAACAAAAAATTGGTGGTAGAGGTAATCGATACAGAGGTAAGTTCGATAGAAGACTATTGCTTCTTAGACGAAAACGGCATGACGCGGTTTAAGAACGACTTGTTCCGAAAACCGAAATTTGCGCCATACTTGTTGCAAAAGTCGATTTTCCAAAAAGTGTTTTTCCCGTCCGAGATCGAATATGACACCACGGGAAAATTCCGCATTTCCCGAACGATGGGTTCGGAACAATTGTTTGGAATCGGAGAAATTTTCTAGATGGAGAAACTACCAGAACTGTGGAAACGTCTAAAACCTTTTGTAGTAAGGGATTTGCAAATTGCTTTAAGTCCAAAAAAGACTACGTTTTCTTCCGAGACTCCTATCGGAATACAATTAATTTTCCCAGGTGGCAATACAAAACTTTATCCAGTAAACGAGGACGGCTTCCGTGCGGCATTGGCAGCTTCTGTAGATGGGTGCAGCATAATTATTCCTGCAGCGACAATTACGTTTACAGGTAGCATCAACATAAACAAGAAAATCAAAATAATCGGAACAAAAAGTGCCGTTTCCTCCAGCGATGGTCATGGAACAGTCTTAAAATGCACGCAAGATGTAGGCACTAATTTTATCAGCATATCTGGTTGGGTAAGGATAGATAATTTATCAGCATCTTACGAAACTAGCAGGTCTGGGACGATTAGGGCAATAAATAGTTCTTATGGTGGAGGACCTGAGTTTTCCGATTTGTATGTTTCCGCAATAAACAACGGGACTGGCGATGCAATTGCGTTATATTTGACCTATGGAAAATTTTTGCAAAATGTAATAGCACGTGCTTATGCTAGTTCTGGTTATGCTTACGGTGTAAATTGGTACAACTTTGATGGTTCTGCGAAATATTGTAATTTTTCTGCAGACACAGCCACAGGGATTGCGATTGGAGGTTCTTTGACTGGTACATCAAATGTATATTTCTACTACTGCGAATTTACAGGCAAAACCAAAGGGTTGGTAATCGGCATACCAGGAGGCGGTTAATATGGCAGTGTATTTAGAGCATTGTATTTTGTCTGGTAATACTTTAGATTTGGATGTCGGCACGGGTGCAGAAGCAAGAGTGTTTTCCGTCCAATACGACACAGCGTCAATTGCGGGAACTTTGACTCGGTTGGGAGGCGACCGAGAAGAATTCGATTTAGACATCGGATCCGGCACGCAAAATCGTTTAGCAATCTGGGATGCTAGTAATAAGCTAAAAGACCTTACAGGGCTGTATTACGATCCGTCATTGGACACGGTCACTTTTGAAGGGACAACAATTTATTCCGACCAGGGGGAGACCAACTGGTCGAGGGGTTTTGTTGATTTGCGCAGAATTTCGGATGTGTACAATGCATTTTTGACTTTTTGGCGTGGCAGATCGACTGGGGGAGGGAAAGTTAAGTCTGGAGACGTGTTAGGTCGTATGTCCGCATACGGCTATGACGGGTCAGCTTGGTCTAGTGGCAGTCGGGCAAGGATAAATTTCGTCGCAGACGGAGATTGGTCTAGCACCAGTCATGGCACAGGGATAGAGTTTCAAGTAACACCCCCAGGGTCTACCACGGTGCAAACGGCTGCATCGTTGACCTCGCAGGGCTTGGATTTTAAGAAATTGCGGGCAATCGCGATGGCTTGTGATAGCGGGTCATCATTTCCTTCTTCACCAGCGACTGGGCAGTGGTTTTTGTTGA